GAAACTATTAAACATCATGGGTATGGAACATATGATATGGAAACCAAAGAATATAAATTTCATGATTTAGAAAATGAAAGACCGTATTATCATTTTACTATTTCAGACATAAAAGATATAGAAAATGAAACAGAAGAACTACTTAACCTTGGATAGTGAATTTATAAAATATTGTGAATTAAATAAAATTGATAATATTGATAAATTTGCTAAGGAGGTTTTTAAGAAAGGATTTGATATTGTTAAATATGGTGAGACACCGAAAGTTGTTCGTAATGAACGTATTATTCCTGTTGTACCATTAGAACAACTTGAACCATTAATCGAGGTTAATATTGTACCTAAATCAAAAAAAGACATTTATGATGAATAATTTGGTAATCTGAATATTTTTCATTATATTTTAAAAAAAATTATGGATAAACTATTATTATGGTCATTCATGGCATATGGAATGACATCAATCATTGTGTGGGGTTCAATTTTTGAAAGCACAAGGGAATTGATTAAAACTAAATCAAAATTTTTTGGGGATTTAATAAGTTGTACGTTATGTACTGCCACTTGGGTTGGATTTTTACTTTCAATCTTTTTAGGTGGGTTAACTTCAGAGATTTTCCCCAATTCAATACTATCATTTTTCTTTGATGGTATGTTCACCGCTGGCATTGTGTGGTCAATAAATGCAATAATCGAATTTTTCGAAGAAAATAGAATTAAATAAAAAAAAATGGCAGGATTTGAATATAATAGAGTTGAAGATGGGATACCTAAAAGTTCATTTGATGATAAAAAAATGAGAAAACTATTTATTGAGTTTGCTAAAAACACATTAAATGTTGAATATATAAGTGGTACTAAATTTGGTATTGATTTAATAAGAGTAGATAAGCCAACATGTGGTGCCGAAGGTGAAAACGCATCATGGGAAGGGGATCGTTGGGTAAGTAACCAATGTAATATTTTTAATCGTAAATACAATACACTTAACATACAAAATAGAAAATGGCATTATTGGGGATTGTCTGAATGGTCAAGTAAAAATATGTATACAAATAATAAAACACATCCAGGATTTGAGGAAAATATATATTTTAGAATTAATAGTGATGGTGATCAAATATGTATTGTAGATTCGAAAACAATTAGAGAACAAAGTAAAATTGATGAAAATATTGTTTTAGATAGAACAGTTAGTAACTCATACGGTCCTGAAGATTGGATTTGTATATCACAAGAATATGTAATGACATATAATAAACAAACAGATGGTACTTGGGTGTTAAATGGAAAATATTGTGGACTTACTGATGAAGAGAGATTAACTATTAAGAGATTAAAAGCAGCTAACGCATATTCTAAGGTACAAGAAAAATTAAATAAATAATGAATAGTCCATTTATAAAAGTGACTTGGGAAGATACACCAGAAAATCTTACTCAAGAAAGAATTAAGAGAGTTAAAACGTATTTTGAAAACAAATACAACTCCACCAATGTAAAGATAGTCACTAAGATTGCGTTGAATGATAATGAAACAAAACTTAAGTCATTAGATGTAACGGAAAGTATTACAGATTATCAATATCAGAAGAGTTTAATGAAAGATTTCATTGACGACAATAAAATGGTTGTTAAATGGGAGATGATTAACCGTTTAGATGATAAAGTTAATGGTGAACTTACAAAAATCACCACAAATAAAATTCGTTACAATAAATGGTTCATCAAAAAGATTGAATTCTCTAACTTTTTATCATTTGGTGAAAACAATGTCATCAATTTTGATGATTTAGGTGGAATTACCGTGGTAGAATCCGATCCACCAAACTTCGGTGGTAAATCTACCGCAACAGTCGACTTACTTTTATTCCTATTCTTCAACTCAACAACAAAATCTAAGACCAATATCGAAGTCTTTAACAAGTTTACAGATGTAGATGAGGTTAAAGTTAAAGGTTATGTTAGTATTGATAGTGAAGATTATGTTATCTCAAGAATAGTATCAAGAAAGAAAGGTAGATCGGGTGATTATACCGTTAAGAATGAATTAGAATTCTCTAAATACGATGCTAATGGTGAGTATGTAAACTTATCTGGTGAACAAAGAAGAGAAACTGAGAACATCATCACATCAGCTATTGGTACTGAAGAAGATTTCTTATCAACAATCCTAACTACTGGATATAACTTGGAAGATTTAATTGATTCTAAACCAACCGCAAGAGGACAAATACTAACTAAGTTCTTAGGATTAGAAATTTTAAAACAAAAAGAAGAAATCTGTAAAACACTTCATAGTGAATGGGGTAAAAAGTTGGTTTCCAATACAAATAATATTGTTGATTTGGAAACAAAAAACAAATCACATGAAGAAGAGATTGTTACCTCTAAAAATGAAATCGAAAAGTTAAAATCAGATTTAGCTTCAACAAAAATTAAGTTAAAAGAATTAGAGGACAATAAAGATAATCTATTAAAGAAAAGAAATAGTGATATTGACCAAGAATTAATGAAAATTAATCCTGTAACACTAAAAACTGAAATAGAAACTTTAAAGAGACAAAAAGTTGTAACGTTAGAAACAGTTGAAAGTATTCCTGTCGTTGAACCGTCTTCATATTACCATGAAGATAAACATGAACATATAAAAAAAGTCATATCAGATTACCAATTTGACCTTAAAGTAACTCGTGATGATATTAACAAGAAAGAAAAACTAATCAAAGAATTGGAAGAAGGACAAATCTGTCCGACTTGTAAACGTTCTTTGGAAGATGTTGACCATAGTGATGAAATAAATGACTTGAAAAATGAAATTAAAGATTGTCAGGGTCATGTTAACGAGATTATTGATTTCATGGAAATCAAGGTAAAACATGATGAACAATTGAATATCCTGAAGAAGGAATATGATGAGTACGAGAAGAATAAACTTCGTAGGGCTCGTTATGAATTGGAAGCAGATCAGAAACAATTTGAAATAGACACCAAACAAGGAAAACTTGATACTTTTGAGGGTAATAAAAAGAAATTGGATGAAAATCAAAAGATTGATGGTGAAATCACACTATTAAAAGTTCAAATTGAAACTTTAAATGGTGATATTAAACAAAAGAATAATTTCATTGAAAGATATGAAAACAGTATACTAAATTTACAAGAAAAAATCACCATTAATTTAGATTTGATAAACAAAATTAAGGGAGAAGAAGAAATAAATTTGGTATTTAAAGCACATCTCCTTATCTTTGGCAAGAACGGAATATCCAAAGTAATAATAAAGAATATGATACCTCTGTTAAATCAGGAGTTACATCGTATACTTTTAGACAGTTGTTACTTTACTTTGGAATTGAATATTAATGATAAAAATGAATTAGAATTCTTAATGATAGATAATGAAACCAGAATAGTAAAACCTTTATCAAGTGGTTCAGGATATGAGAAGACAATTTCATCTCTTGCAATCAGGAGTATCTTGACTAAGATATCATCTCTACCTAAACCAAATATTATTGTAATGGACGAGGTATTTGGTAAGATTGCTGATAATAATTTAGATATGGTGGGAGAGTTTTTTGTTAAGATTAAGAATTATTTTGAACATATCATATTAATATCACATAACCCATTATTAAAGAATTGGTCTGATAATGTTATTAGAATTACTAAACCCGAAAACGTTTCAAGTATTGAGAGTATAACAACAAAAAATTAAAAACACATATATTATGTAAATTAAGTTTTCTTAACTAATGGTGGAAAGTGTCATATTTATATAATATGGGATACATTTACCTTTTAACAGATATACGAAATGAAAAAAAATATGTTGGTAAACATAATGGAAACAATAAAAATTATTTTAGTGGAGGTATCATTCCCAATAAAATAATTAAAAAATATGGTAAGGATATATTTCTTAGGGAAATTTTAGAAGATAATATAAATGATGATGAACTTTTATGTGAGAAAGAAATTTTTTATATTGAAAAATATAATACTTTTAATGATGGTTATAATTTAACTAAGGGAGGTGATGGTGGCGGGAATTGGATTTTAAAGAAAACGGAAGAAGAAAAGAAAAGAATTTCTGAAATAAAACGATTAGCAAATATCGGTAGAACTTTTAGTGATGAAACCTTATTAAAAATGAGTTTAGCTAAAAGGGGAATACCTTTAACGGAAAATCATAAAAAAAACATAGTAAAATCACAATCAGGGGATAAACATCCTTGGATAGGTAGAAAACATAAAAATGAAACAAAAGAAAAAATATCAAAATCGAGAAAAGGAAAAATGGCTACTGATGATGTTAGAAAAAAAATGTCAGAATCCAGAAGAGGAAAAAAATGTCC